CAGTTCGCCGCCTTGGGCAAGTTTAATCGAAAGTTTTCCGTCGAGATAAGAGGCCGACCATGCGATCTGGTCGCGCATCGCACGACTTGCTGCGGTTCGGGCGCGCTTGGTGGCGTAGTTGACCGCGATCTGTGCCGAACGCTTCACGCGCTCAGGCAACTCGTCGATGTCGGTCATTGTCTCGGACAGACCCTCGATGAACACCGCATAGGCACCATCAGCCATTGGGGACAGGAAGCCCTTCAGCTTCCCCTTCTAGCATAGGCGTCACGCGCGCAGTAATGAATTCGTCGTCACGCGGATACCAGAACTCGATGTGGTAGGCTTCACCCAGTTCCACGGACACCACGGAACCGACACGCAGATGCGATGGGAGTTCTTCGCGGAGAAAACGGATGCGGTCTTCAGTCACCGCCATCATGGCTTCGTTGCTGAAGCCGCCAAACGAACCCGCGTCGCCAATGGTCGGGCCGTCAAGACGCCGATGGACTCGAACGGTTACGGGAACCGGAGTCGCGTTCGGCACAGGAATGTAAAGAGCGGCGACGCTCGCCTCACGGTGAACGTCGCCCCTCATCTGCCGCTTCAATTCACGAAAGCGGCCCATCGTGCTTAGTTTTCCAGAGCCGCGTCGATGTCGTCGGCAGCGGTGCCGAGACTGACAATGGTAGCGTCCAGCTTTTCGACCAGTGCCTTTTCGGCGTCACCTTCCGGCTCCCGAGCCGCGCCCAGTTCCAGAAGTTCCTTGAGGGTCTTGGTCGGACCAGTGAACGGGGTGCCGGGGGCAACCACGCCGTTGATGTTGTGAACGGCAAACAGCACGGTCTTGGCCTTCTTCGGCGCAGCGGCCTTTGCGGGAGCCGCAGCAGCGGCGGCAGGCTTCTTTTCTTCAGTCATTGGATCACCTATTTGTTGAGTGGCGGGACACGGCCATCCCGCCACTCAGTTGGGTCAGTTGACAGCCGTGACGATGCGGAAGGTGGCGTCCGGGTTGACCGGAACCATCAGCGGAGCCGACTCGAACGACATATGCTCGGTCTTGACGCGATCACCCTTGAAGTAGTTCTTCGGGAAAATCGGAAGCGCGGCATAGTCGGCGTCCATGTCGATGATGCGACCGAAGCACTGCATCCCCATGATCGCATCGGGCGAGGCGCAGAACACCATGTCCCGAGCGCCAAGGTAACGCTGAGTCGTGCCGCTGTTGTCAACATAGGTCTCGTTGTTGACCCAGAGGCGCAGAGTCTGACCGCTCGGACCACCAACCGAAATGGTGCCCACGCTGAACACCTTGCCGGTCGAGCCGATGAGGCCACGTTCGAGGTTGATGTCGTTGCGCTGTGCCTCGAACTCCATCGCCTTCTGAAGCGCGGTGTCGTTCTTGATGACCGACCACACCGAGCCACCCATGATGATGTCAACGGGAATACCGCCGAACTCAGCATCGGTCATGGTGTCGATGGTGGACTGGATGCGGTCAAGCACCGAGACGCCCGAGTCACCGAAGCGGTTGCCCGAAGTCAGCGTGACGGTGTGGCCAGCGGCACGACCGAAATCGACAGCAACCGAAGTGCCGTCTTCGTAGCGGACAGTGACAGCGCCGTCGATGATCGCACGGGCGCGCATCCACTCCCAGCGCCGCTCGATAGCAGCCATCGCCTGAGCGGTCATTTCCGCACGGAGAAGGTTGCGACGGGCAGCGGGCGAGAGAGTCATCGGCTCAAGCATCGAGTCGATGCCGGGGGCCATCGACAACACACGCAGCGGGTCGATCTGTTCTTCGACCACGATGTTCGCAGGCTTGAACCGACGAGTGGTCGTGGTGTCGTTGTAGATGCTGGTGCCACGGCCCAGCGGCTTCACGAACGCAGCGAGACGGCGGCTCGGAACGGGCAGCTTCTCGAAGTCGATCCACTCGCTTTCGGTGGCGACGTTGCGGGTGAAATACTGGCCGAACTGCCAAGTTTCCGGCTTGGTGGCGCGCATCATGCCAAGGGAGGTGCGCGTGTCCCAAAGAGCATAGGGGGTTCCGGTCATTGTTCAGATCCTTTCTTAGATCGCAGCGGTCGAGCGACGGCTGACGAAGCGGAGACGCGAATTGGTGGCGTTGTAAGCCTGCTTCTTCGCAGCGGTGTCGAACGACGAATCCCACACCAGCGGCGAGTCGGCGTCAGTGTTGAACGAACCTTCGAGAAACACTTCACCGAAGATGGTGGTGTTGCTCGCACCCGAAGTGGCGGGCTGAGCCAGCACACCGATGGGCTTGATCGCGCTCGCTTCAGTCGCGTTCCAAGTCGCAGCGACCAGCTTGCCACTCGACAGGCCGACCACGGTGAACTGGGCGAGAGTGAGCGAGTCACCGAGCAGCACGCGAACCGGCTGCTGAACGGCAGGTTCGTTCTGTGCCAGCAGGAACTGGTTCGTGTAGGTGGCGATGGTTTCGAACGCAGGCGTGCCGTTAGTGGCCGACGAAGCGTTCTGGTAGTTGGGGAGAGTGGACATGGGTTCGATCCTTTCCGATTACTTCGCCTTCTTGGCGATGCCGAACTGCTGAGCCAGCGCCAGAATCGCTTCAGGGCTGTTCTCATCCGACGCATCCGCATCCGAACCATCGGCACTGAGGTTCGGCGCATCTTGCGACATGGCCGAGTCAAAACCCGAGCCAGCCTGCTCAGCAGTTTCCTTCGGCGCAGGCGCTTCGGCCTTGGGGGACACGGCCAGAGCCGCGACGGCGTCTTCAGCGTTCATCGAAGTCTTGAACGCGAAGTGGTTTGCCAGTTCCTCGCGACCCTTGGCTTCTTCGCTACCGAGGATCGCACCAATGCGAGCAGTGGCAGCAGCGGCACCTTCGGCAATGCCTTCCGCCTTCGCGGCAGTCACAGCCTGTTCGTGGACGGCCTGTTCAACGACCGCCGTATTGTCCTTCTGATTGGACATTGCTTGTTCTCCTTCAGTGGGAGTGGACAGATCGACGCAGAATTGCGCCACGGCGTCGTCGAGCGGGCCAATGGAATCAGCCAACCCAATCGACACAGCTTGCGTTGCAGTGTAGGTCAGGGCTTCCGTACCTCGGACAGCCTTTTCCTCCATGCCACGGTTCCGCGCCACATTGGACACGAAAACATCATACAACTCGTCAATGCGAGCCTGAATTCGGTTCTTCGCGTCGTCGCTCAGAGGTTCTTCGGGATTGCCGTCAACCTTGTGCTTACCTGCGAAGATAAAAGTGTACTTGAGGCCCATTTCCTCGTTCCACTTCGACCAGTCTACGTGCATCGTTACAACACCGATGCTACCGACGCCGCCCGTCTTGCTGACCACGATGCTGTCTGCCACGGAGGCAATCGCGTAAGCCGCCGAATAGGCAGACTCATGCGCGAAAGCACGGATCGGCTTTTCACCGCGACGAGCGTAAATCTTATCGACTGCTTCGAAGCAGCCAGCGACCATACCACCGGGGCTGTTGCACAGGAGCGCGATGCCGCGCACGTTCGGATCACCCATGCCACGTTCGATGGCCTTCTGGATGTAATGATAGCCAGTCGCGTAGTTACCCCACGCATACGGAAAACTGTTGAGCAGCACACCGCGCACCGGAACAAAAAGAACGCCGTCAGGGCTGACCTGATACGGTTTTAGCCGTTCGTCCCATTCGTCCTTGTAGTTCCAATAGTCGTCGTCATCCGAAGCAGCCGCCATTGGCACGTTGCTCATTGCGGTTTCGATGCGCGGCCAATCTTCGTGTTCGGCGGCACTGGCAATCAGTGCCTCGAACTGCGACTTGGACTCTTCAGACACAAGAACGGGCTGACCGGCAAAAAGCGCCGCCAGAGTGCTGAGCGCGGGCTTCTTCTTATTCGCCATTGTTCGCATCCTGTGTCGTGTTGTCAGTCATCGTATTCGGCTCTGCAAGAAGTGACGGGTCAGTACCACCAAAGACAAGACCCATCGCATCGCGCATTTCTTTTTCACGCCGAAGTTGGCGATACACTTTTCGCCAGTCCTTGCCAAGACGTGCAAGTTCATCTTCCGCAGTAGAGAGACCCTTCTCAATCCGAAGAACCGCAGCCTGCGTTTCCTTATACTCGTCGATCTGGCCGCGCGATGCGCCAATCCAGTCGCACTTAGCCAGCGCATCAAAGCGAAGGTTGAGGCGGCGATTAGTGTAAAACACAGACGCCTGACTCGCAGGCATGGCGGCGATTTCGTTGTTGTTTATGGCCTCTTCCAGCCACAGACGGAAAGCAATGGTCGCGTACTTGTCGGCCACCAACTTCTTGCGCGCCTGCATGAACTTCCACGTCTCGGCCATAGCCGCGCGAGCCGAAGCGTAATTCGTGTTGGTGTAGTCGCGGCTCAACTGCTCGTAACTGACACCCATCGACGCCGCGATGTAGCGCAGCAGCGACTGTTCGAATTCCTGACCGAGCGGCCCACCCTTACCGGGCGACAGCAGATCCAGCTTTGTACCGGGGTAAAGGTGCGGAATCTTCACACCGTCGATCTGAAGCCCGCGAGCCGTGCCCGCATACTTGGCAACCGAACTCAGGTAGCCTTCTGCGTAGCCGGTGACTGCCTTCTGGATAGTATCGGCGTTAACCTGCCCACCGCCAAGTGCGGTAAAGACCGCCTCGCTCGGAAGGTCAGAAGTGATCGCAGCGGCATACATCGCCTGCGTGACTGCGTTCTGGATATTCAGGTCACGCCAATGATGGGTGATCTTCATTTCCTTCAGCGCCGCAGCCATTTCCGTGACACCACGCGACTGGTCTACGCGAAGCTGCTCGAACAGGTGAATGACCTGAAGGCGACCCCACGGCTTGTACTTGGGAATTTCCTTCCACTCAGGCAGCGTCAAACGACCAAACAGCGGGCCGTAATCGGCGGGGTGCCGGTTGCGGATCTGATAGGAAATAGGTGCGCCGCGACGGTTGTAACGAATACCTTCGCGCACGTCGCTCTCGTTAAGAGAAAGCGGGCCAGTGCTGAGGCGGTCGAGGTCAACAAACTGAATAGCAGTCTTGAACGGAGCGCCATCGTCGCGCACCCAGTCTGCGACAGCCAGAAATTCACCGGCCATGAGGTGAATGCCGACAGCAAGTCGCACCTGTTCAGTGAAATTGTTGATCCGTGCTGCGTCAATCCAGCAGTCAGGCGAGTCCGAGTAGAGTTCCCACTTTTCCTCGACCTCTTCCTGAAACTCCTGCTCCCACTGGTCGTCTTGACGACCAAGCACGACGCGAGAAAGTGGGCGGCTGTTAAGCAGAAAGTGCGAGCCGACGATGTTGTCTTTGTGAAGGTTCGAGCCGCCCTGAACGTAGGCGTCGTTGCGAAGAATGTCGCGCGCCCGACCGTCAATGGTTTCTTTGTGCGGTAGAAGGTCAGCATCCGCTGAACGAAGCGGAGAAGTCCAAAGCGCAATCGACGAGTCCAGTCGGTCAGCAGCTTCGAACGGACCCATGGCAAGATCGCCCGATGGCACGGCGGGGACCGTCACCGCACCATCGGGGACTTCGATGCGCGGAACGGAGGCACCGTCATCGAAAAGAAAGTCGAAGTTATCGGGGGTGCCGCTCATAGAAAGAAGGGTCTCATCGGGCCGCTGACGTTCGGGGTGCCAAGCAGCACAGCGATCTCGTCTTGCAGTTGCTTGATGTAGGCTCGGAGAGCGGCGGTATCGACGCGGCTATAACGCACCATTTCCCCATTGAAATCGCGCACTTCGCTCACACCGCGACCGATGAGGACGTTGTGCAAGGCAGACTCAGCGTCTGCTAGGCGCGTTTGGAGTTCTTGCAGCGTTGCCATATCCCGAATGGCAATCGCACAAAGTTCGACGGCTTGCAACTATTTAGTGATTCTTTACAGAAAGTCAAGTTGCAGTTGAAATTAGCCGACAACAAAGGTCTGTGCGGGTCGCACACCACGGAACTCGACACCGCTGATGTCTTCAGGTGTCGCGTCGGTCGTCCATGTCACAGTGCCAGTCCCGCTCAGTTTCACAAAGCGCACACCGGCAGGAACAGTGTAGGTGCCGGTAAAAGTGTTTGCCGTTACATCAACGGGTTCACCATCAGGCAACTGAAGAATCCCATTACCGTTCCCATCCGGCAAACCGAAACCCCGAAAAGCCACAACCTGAAGCGACATAGCACAGTTCTCCTGTAGATTTGGTGAGGGTTTATCACGCCATTAGTGAAACATCAACCGAGCAAAGAGCCAAGGTCTTCGAGCGGAATCGCCTCTTTCGAATCGCTCATCAACGCAGGCGCAGTCTCTTCGCCGCCGAACACCAACGGGTTTTCGTCCCACGGTGCCGCCCAGACAGGCGGGTTCT